GTGAGCGGCCCAAATTCAGTCGTGTAGTTACGCAAGGAATTTTCAACCTTAAAAGAACACTACACGTCTAAAATATACAATTTTGGACATACGCTGTAGAAATTTGCGACCCAAAGTAAAAATCCAAAACCCAGGCAAGATGCTAACATCTTACTAGGGTTTTGTATATAAAACCTTTGAGCTACAAATAGCACAACGTAAGATGTAAAAACATCTCGTCCAGGAATGAATAGGTATTCATACCCCTGCTCGGCCGCCGAGCAGTATCCTGACTTTCTCCCCGTGAGAAAGCCTCTTGCGACATTTTATAGACTGTCGTCTATCCCATATACAATATATATATAAAAATTGTATATAAATAGCCATGATCGAACCCAAAAGATCTAGGCTGCGAAGGGATCACTATATACGTAATATACAGGAGCTCCAATAAAGAGTCCCAATTGAAAGTCTTCCGCTATAGAAATGTACTTATCAATTCGCGAATAAAGTACATTATCTGTTGCTTTAACTTCAGTCGATAATTCATGACCCAAATGATTTCCAGCATAATAATCGAGATCTCTGGCAGGAACGAATCTTTGTCCTGCAGTATAAAAGGGAGTCTCGTATTCTAAACATGGATTATTAAAAACTGGTGTAAGTGCAGTTCCTCCCAAGGAACCGCGTAAAGTTCGCAGCATTGATTTTCGCCGAGACCCAACACTTTCACTATCGAGTGGCTCAAAAGTCATCTGATTAGAAGATCCTCCGAAGGTATGTCTAGCAACACCAAATGATGCACTATGATCGCCTGTGTTTTTGTTAGTGAGTATTGCTTTATGTCGCAACCCTCCCCTACGCATGGCAAATGCAGGTGTAAGGTAATTCAACAAAGTTGTATTACAAAAACTATATGGGGCATTTCCTCCAGTATTTGGTATAGCACGATCGTCACCAGATGGATCCCATCCTCTATAATACGGAAAGTCTGTAAGATTAATCGTAACCATTCGAAAGCCTATACCATATTCTGCAGGCCAATAAGATGAATGGTAATGGTATCTTCGCAACAAATCACGAAAACTCACTATCCTTTCACCCTGATATACAAGGTATTGATTATCGTCTTTGACTAAATCCGTATAAGATCCAAAAGTTTGAATCTCATTAGAACAATCAGGAGCATTAGATTCATCAACACTCGTGGCGAGTGTGTCAGGTGCTTGTTCTGACTGTGCAACATACGGTGCGATGTCACTTTGCTGTTGAAAATAAGAAAGATTATTCAGACCTTTTACGGTTGGAACAGCGAAAGCAATGTCTTCACCACCACTAACCCACACTTGTACTTTGACTGTGGCATCGGAAGTACTTGGAGTAGCAAGTTCATTAACGACGTAGACACTAAGACTGCCGTTATCAAATGCAGTACCAGCAGTAACATTGGCATCTGTACTGAAAGTGGGAATAGAAAAAATAGAAGAAGAGTCATCTGGTCCAAGCACATAATTCCAAGCTCTAACGTCAGCCCACTTAACCTCATATTCAAAATCTCTATCCTCTGAAATATCAATAGTAGTGGAATATACTTGGTTATAAGCGACAGGCCCGGAGTTGTTAGAACGTGGATTGTAAACAATTCTTAAACGTCCTCTGTGATACTCGGAACAAACAACATTAAACCTAAATTTGATTGAGCCCTGCCATGCCTCAAAAGGATTCGAAGCAAAAGCAAGAGCAGTAGGGTGAACTTCAGTGACAGGTGCAGCCGGAAGTATCCTAACTAACGAGGGAGTAACCAACATAGACGCTAAAAGAGTGTCTGTAGTGGCAGATTCCGGCCAATCAAATTGCTGCCAAAAGGAAGGTCGTTGAGCAATTGCTGAAATAGCAAGTTCATCCTCTCCACCAAGTCCCATAACTCTCGTATCAATAGTAAGCTCATTCTTAGAATCAGTAGACAACTTGACAAGAGGCTCAGGAGTATCAGTGTTAGACAAATTACCCATGTACCTAGGAACATACGGTTTAGTATCCTCAAGTACTTGTGGACGAGAATAACCAAAAAGCTTAGCTACTTGACCAATGCGAGTGGCAACCATAGCGGTAGCTTTTGCATAAGGCGCAATGACTGGAATCATAGAAAGAGCATTGGCCGCATTGGCAACTGCTGAAGCAGGTTTGCTTATTAGACCATCTTTCACAAATTCGTCATTATTTCTGGTATTGTTGATCTTCTTTGTAGGGCGTTTATTCTTCTTCCCACCTGCTTGTTCAACATGAGTGGGAAAACCAAAATCATCCAATTCTCTATCTGCCGTACCGGACTGAGCCTGGGCAGTTGTAGGAACAGAGAGAGTAACATCTTCGGCCCAGACAAAAACCGTAACTGTAATGGGATCCGTACCACCATTGGCATGACGCAAAATGTCAAAATCATGAATAGTGACTCGACCCATATCATCAGTCCAATTACTTTGAGTAATATCGAGAAAGTTCTCAGGCCATAAAAAAGGCAACAACATTTCACCACCTTGTGAAGTTGTAGGATCAAGCATAAAATGAGGCTTTTGAGAAGCCCCAACTAAATCTTGCTCAAAAAATGCGCGGTTAAGAGTGACTGTATCTCTGGTGAGATATGGATTATAAGAAACCAAAGCTCGTCCATAGTAAAAAGAATTGCCATTAATAAGCATCTTCATTCTGAGATTACAGCGTAAGTTACGATACCTGTTTATTTTTTGTAAAACATCAGCATTACTAAAAAACTCAGTCCACGGATTAAAAACCTCAAACAACCTAGAACTTTCCGGAGTCCATTGAAATTCCTTGATCTTGATAGGACGACCGAGGAAGGAACCGAGTTCTGCATCGCTGAATCCTGCGAGTTGGGTAGTGACATCTGGTGATGATGAAATGTCGTAAGACCATGGTGTGTCTCCATCGACAAAATGTACATTTTGTGTTGATATGTGCTGAGGCGCTTTTGAGACACTATAAGCGCCAGCATTAGGACTATTTGAGTCAGCCCCAAGACTATTTGTATTATTATTATCATTTGAAGTAGGTAATATTTAATATATACAACACATCAGGGCAGTACCTGCTGCTACTGTGTGCGACAATGTTTCTTTGGCTGACGAAACCGCCGGTAAATACCGGTATCCTAAGGGTAGGATGTCTATATGTACAAAGCTTCCATAAAATATACAAACATGTAAATCATAAAATATGTAGTATCCATATATACACAACTATTTTAAACTTATACTACGGATAGTTCCGGAGTGGATAGATTTTACGCCTCTCCAAGGCTTTTTAGAATTTATTCTAAGAAGTCCCACTCATCGCCTACAGTGTGCACAAATGCATCTTCGTCTGCGATTTCATCAACTTCATCGGGCTCACGTCCAAGATATCTAGTCTCGAAATATTTGAGTCTGTCTTCATAAGACTCAGACAACATTTTACAAGAACCCGTAATTCCACATTTGAATGCGACTTCCTTCATCTGCTTTCTGCGCAATTCGTAAACTTCTTTGCCGTGTTGCCACCATTCACGTAAAGCAACATCAATGTTTTTGGCAGATTGATCTTCCAAAGAATCAACTTTGGATTCAAGAACGTTGTGGAGACATTTGAAAATAGATTCTTCGGCCAAAGCTCCATGAATCATACCAGTATCCGCATTGAATTTATTCTCACGCTTCAAAAAATCGGCTTCGAGATCATTCATATATGGGGTTGGTTCAGATTCTTTATCTGGCATGGTAAAAACCATATCGCGTTCTTTAAGAAAATTGGCATACGAAATGTGATTAAACCAATCATAACCTTTCTTCACAGAACCTTTCACATCGTCACCATAGGTCATGATAGCTACTACCTCACGAAAAGGTAATGGCTTGCCTAAATGGGATGGCCAGAGGTGGAAATACGCACATCTTAATTGCAAGGAGTTGACTATACAGTTAATGTAAACTGTAAGATTTTGTCCAGAAGGATTAGATCCTTTGTGGATAATAATATCTCCATTGTAAGCTACACACGAATAAGCAATTTCAGTTGCAATACCCCTCATGATAGTGAGGTCATCTTGAGTGTACTTACCACACTTTTCTGCAATCTCAATTAGAGCAGCAAAAGCAGCATTAATAAGCTGTGCTGGCATACGAAGATCATACTTACTATAATCTCCAGCCAAAATACGATCTGAACCGTGTTTCTTCATGTGCTTAGCCAATTGATCCCATTCAGGACCTTGAGCATTCACACCTACTGCACACTCTGAATCGAGTGGAAATAGTGATAACATACGGGCAAGTGGCAGAAAGTATTTACGAACCATCATTTGTGTGGCCCAATCAGCAGCTTGAAAAACCCTGACCTTGTCTTTGGTCTTCTTAGTGGGTTCATCCTTGACGCAAGCTTTGAATATAGAGTAACATCTCTTGCCAGAAAGCAATGTCTGTTCCATCTTCTTCATTTCTTCAAGAATCATAGGATGTGCTACAGCTGGGCATTGGAAATCCGGATAGTCCATAGGATCCAATAGTGTAATCATTTCGCGTTTTGGCCCAGATAATGGATAGCCTTTTGAAGTTCCTTTTGGCATAGCATCAATAAAGCGCTTACCATCTTTACCACATAAAACTTCCATATCGTTCATAGGCCTCAATTCTGAAAACACCCACGAATTAAATTTGTCACGTTTAAAAACATCTAAAAGACCATTCACATAATCTTTATACGCTGCCTCAACGAGACTACCTTCAATCCCCGCACTAGGATTGGCTGAATGAGCCAAAGATGCTTGCCACATCCTGGTTCTATGAAATTTAGGAGCACCATGTTGGTTTTCAACTCCAGTTACTTCAGCGACGGTATCTGAGATGGGTGTTTTCCTAACTTTACTCTTAGTATGAGTAACACGCTTGCCATCTTGTCCCAAATATTCGACATTACTGCCGATGGGCAAATAATTGACAGGTGATTTCTCATGAATATCTTGAGTAACTAAAACTTGTTGTTCATAACGAGTTCTAGGAAAATCACCATTTACAGTGGAAGGGAAAGCACCTTTCCATTTCTTAAATGCTTTATCCCAAGTATCTTGAATTTCCTGTTGGGTGACAATTAATGCCTTCCCTTTAGGAGAATCAGGAATACCACGCAAATGTACACCTCCTATGCATTTTCGTGCAAAATTGGCAACTACAACACCCATGCATAGTCCTGTAAAAGTGTTGTAAGGCAACTCATAATCGTAGCCAGCTCCTCCAGATTTAGAATCTTTAGTATAACTAATACGAATAGGATCTGACCTCACGGAACCATCACCATCTTTATAAAGAAAATGAGCGGAACCTGAAGCCGTAATCTTATCAGGGAACAGGTGACGAATGTCTGCAAAGACACCTCCAGAAGCAATATTTACTAAGCACAAATCCTTCCCTGGAATGGGAATGATATAATTGGCGCTTACAATAGCTTTGAAAGTTGAGTTCAATTCTGATGGATCTTTACGTGTAATTAGTGCTCGCATATCTTTGCGATTTTTGAACACATGCAAAGGCATCATGAATGTATTACCTCCAAGGGCTAAAACATCACATTTCTGTTGGAATCCATTTTCAACAAAGACCCCATGACATAAATTAGCTTCAACTTTGCTCAGAATTTGATCAATAGTCATAGTAGCAGATTTGTCAGTAACGTGTAGTTCAGCTGCGACAGCAGTTGCCCAGGGGTTTTCCTCAGCATCCCTCTTCTTAATTTCCTCAATATTTTCTGGAACAAGAGCAGATTGCTGTAAAGTGACAGCAGCTCGGAAGAGACCAGTGAATTTATAAATAACTCCAGCAATAGCACACATACTAATAAATGTTTTAGTTTTACTTTCTCTGATAGACCTAAAAACGTCAATCGTAGCATCTCTACGAGCCAACAATTCGTTCATACGGTCATCTCTCCATTTTGCTAACAGTCCACCATAAAGCAACACATGAGAACCTAAAATGATCCCACCGCATGCTAAGGTGTTAGTTTGTTTGTACATAGTACATACTGCCATAGTAGATAACAAAGAACATCCAACTCCTCTACGAGCTTTCTTCTCGAAAGTTAAGAATTTACGGGCATTGCAAAGCATATAAGCCCCTGATACTAACTTATTAGTAAATAACCATGTTGGTAATTTTACGAGGAAATTGGAAACTCTAGCTCCCATGGAATCAAATTGAGCCTTGATAAAATCAAAAGACTCTTCCATTGAGGCTTGTTCTTCATCATCACTTTCTACATCTCCCACTAAATCACTAACTTCACGACAAAACTCGTCTATCTCAGCCATAGCTTCACATTCACAAAGATTATGAGCTAAATTGCATGATTCACAATATTTACGCGAAGCCACAAGACCCTCCCCTTTCCTAATCAATCTACGCTGGTTCTCAAAATGAGATTTGCATTTTGTCGTTAGAAATCTAAGGGCCTGGTGAATGGTCCTAGGCTGATGATCCTTGACACCATCAATGTGACGTAAGTGAGAATTATCCCCACCATATTTTTTTTCCAAAGGTGTGTAAATTTGCAAGTCCCAGAGATCGTTTACTAACGAATCTCCAGAGAAAAATTCAAGGGCTTTGGTACTATCAAGACGACCGTCCTGTAGAGCAAATTCCTCTTTGACTTTGACTTCCAAATGAACATCGGCACGACGAACAATTGAATAGGGACATATAGAACCTATATTCGCATGTTTTGCCAAGGGAGCGTTTGATGTAATTACAAACACACGAGGCCTAATTTCGATCTTTCCTTTTTCATGAAGATCAGCCTTGTTTGCATAAGTAATCATGTTGTTGTTGATATCAATAATACGTTCTGTAGGAGACTTATCCAAAAATTCAGATTTCATATTACCTATATCGTCAAAAAAGATACCTGTGGTATGTCCCTTCAAAGAAGAGTCAAATTTATCAGATTCCTTAATGGCGGCAGTATTTTTTGTATCAGGATCAACACCTGCGGCCGCCAAACAATCAGCCATAACAACTTGAGCTATAGTGGATTTACCACGTCCTGAATCCCCCCACACATAAACAGTGAAAGGAGCAAAACGCATAGATCCATCGATACGTTTAGCTTGGTAAGCTGCACGATTTTTGCGAAGAACATCAATACGTTTCTCAAGATAACCTTGTTGCCAGGTACCCTTAGCAGATTTATATAATCTCTCACATAAATCTAGAGCCTCATCCAATAATTGACTATATTCCATGTCACTAATTGTCTTAAGCTCTCCTTTGACTTTTACTTTCTTTTCATGAAGATTGAAAACCATAGCATGTTCATGTAATTCCAATAAAGGAAAATACAATTCATCTAAAGTTTTGCTGTCATCATTAGTAAAAAACAAAGGACTAAAGGATTTTTGTTTGAAGCATT